CTATAGTGCACTTTTACTTAGGCCAAGCGTCTTCCATTAGTTTGAGATCGGCAACGTGTCCGTCAGCCTTTGTTGCCAATTCGCTATATTGGCTTGTGCACTCTTCGAGTACTGTACTGAGGGTGGTGACTCTTGCGGCGAGGGCTGCGCTGGAATAGCTGGACAGATTGCGGTTTGTTGTGTCGAGTTGTTGGCGCAGCTGGTTAACAGCATTGCGGTTAGCAACAGCGCTAGCAAGAAGAGCATTTTCAGCTTTTGATCGTGCATTTTGAGCCTCATTTAACTTGGTTTGTAGGGTTTGCTCTTTAAGGCGAGCCGCCTGGGTATCTTTTAAAGCCTGAGCCGTGTACTCGTTTTTAGCCTTTTGGTATCCAACATTTTCAAAATGATCGGCCGTGGCCCATAAACCGAAGATCACAAGACCAATGATGGCCAGCCAAGCGACAACCTTCATTAGAAGGGTTTGAGGGTTTAGATCCGTTAAAATCATTATTGGCCCGTGCAAGTTGAAAATTCATTTTTCCTACGATTGATTAAGCCGGATAGAACATGGCCCTGATGATCGTGCACATACCAATTGAGCATCGCCTCACAAGCCCCCTGATAGTCTTGCTGATTGGCTTTAGCCGCTATAGGAGATTTACAAAAAGCATTTACGCCAACGTTGTAAGCAACATCCACATAAGAATCAAATTCATATTGGTAAAGCGGTACCTTGATGCAGTTGCGCACACCATCGGCATAGACATTTACCGATCTATTTAATTGAACTAGCGCTCTGACTGGTGTAGTCGTGGCACCAAGGGTAGCCCCTTGAGATTCACCAAACCCAATAAAGGAAGCACCACCAGGATCGATTGTGGTTTTGCCGACATAGTTCTCATTAACGGCAATGCCAACCAAAGTGCTGGCGGCCACTACCAGAGTGGCGATAGCTACTCTAGGTCCGTACGTTCTATTGGAAGGATCACTGGCCATCAATACCCCTTTGCTTTACCAGTCGGCATACCCCAGCCATTACCGAGAACACAGGAGCCAATACCGAACAAAAGACCAATAAAAGTGAAAAGGTATTTCTAGGCAGATCTAGCTGATAAAAAGGAAGGACTAAGACTAGCCCGCTACATAATCCCGACAAAGCAATAAACTTCAAACTCCACGCTTTACGCAGGATGTACTTCCAGTCAGGATGAAGCATGATTCTCATTTTGATAGGTATAGTTTTATTGCGCCCCAAATAACACCGATTGCCGCTACGGCTCCGGCAATGTACTTCACTGCAACAACAATATTGTTTGCAGTATCCCAAGCCGTTACTAAGGCCTTCACATCGGCAGAGAGCTGCTCTACTTTCTCAGAAAGAATCTCTACGTCCTTACGAAGTAGTGCGTTTTCTACAGCTTGATCTTGACCTGTCACGATTGGCTACCTATTACAAACCTAATGCAGCTTTTTTGGCTCTACCTTCAGCTCTACAACTTTCAACATAGTTGTTGTATGCCGTGAAGTCAGCACTGGGTTGAGTGCGAAGTAAGCGCAATTCGTCTGTGATGGCGTATTTAGAAGCGATACTATCGCGCACCTGATCGTTGATTACCTTAATCAGTGGACTAACCGCAGAGATAGCAGCCTTCTGCTCGGTAGTGAGGGTTACTAAACTGACATTTATCTCACTTGGCTGTGTTGGTAGTACGGCATCGTCAGGTAATGATACGTATGTAACGCCGTCAACAGTTGCCAGTTCATCGCCAATGCGTTGACCGCTTTCACTTAATGGAAGAGCAATTTCAACAGTACGTTCTGAGTTTATAAACTTTTGGTAACTTACGATATAAGTCATGTTTTTCTCCTGTAGGTAACGAATTAAATGTTGCAAACTATGGGTATGTCTTGCGTGTCCAAAAGTGGAAACAACACTTTCAAATTTGCCCTTGAGCACTGCACGACGAAATTTGAAAATACTGTGTTTGCGAATAAATCGCTTGCTTGCCCAAGTGCGATAGCCGACAAAGTTAATACCCCTACGCACTGGTGCAATGGTGTATCTTGATAGTTCCAAACCAAGATGAGAGATATACTCTTTGATCTTTTCTAGTGCAGCTAAACAATGCTCTTTGCTAATTCCAAATAAAATAAAGTCATCAACATAGCGACAATATTTTTTAATCTTTAGAACTCGTTTTACAAAGTGATCTAAGGGGTTTAGAAAAATTAAAGCATAGGTTTGAGAAAGCAAATTGCCAATAGGAATACCAACTTCTTCTCCGTACTCAGCAAAAGCCATCATCATATTTACAAAGCGCTTATCCTTGATTTTCTTTTCAATCAGAAAACGTAATACCGAACGCTTAATCCGATAAAAGAATTTACGAATATCAAGTTTGATAGAGTAACTATCTTCGGGTGAGTTCTGTAGGGAAGCCTGAGCGTAATCCGCCGCCTTGTGAGTTCCTTTACCGATGCGGCAAGCAAAGGATTGGTCTATAAAAGTGGGATTAAAGATTGGATACACCACTCGATAGATCGCATGCTGAACTACCAAGTCGGCAAAAGAAGGAGCGTAAATCGTGCGCTCTTTTGGCTCATATACAGTAAAGGTATAGTAAGGTTGTGGCTTGTACGTTCCATTATGAATCGACTCATGCAAGCGATCTAAGTTATATGCCAAGCGTCTTTCAAAATTAAAGCAAGAGCGCTTAGTATGTTTTCCAAGGCTTGCTTTTAGATAGGCTTGATACAGGCTCTCTTTGCTAAAGGCATCTTCAAAAAGGTATCCGTGTCGCTTCATAAAGCCACTACCTGACGTTCGAATCGGGAGTAAGCCGATCTACTAAAAAGGATATGGAATACCGATTTCGCAGTTGCCTGCCGGAAAGTGCCTCCCTTTGTTCCACCATCTAGTTTCCTAGTGCGAGGCGAATCAGAGTCGGAGCGGAACCCAATGTTGTTGTTCGAGTTCGTGCGGTTGTTGTTCAAATTCAAGTACCACACGCCTGTGTTCGAGCTATCACTCCAGTTGCCGCCCATAATCGGTGCCATGTTAAGACACCTCCCGTTCTTGCTGACGCTCAAATACAAGCCATCCACCAATCATTCGGCCTAGCTCGTCTATGAGGCGACTAATCGCTAAATAGCGATGTGCTGCCATTGCTCTTGGTGACTTTTCAGCCTCCTTTCCTTCTTTAAACTCAAAATAGTTAAGTGAGTGCGCAAGGTTAGTCAACATCCTTAATTGCTCATGGCGAATATCTAAATGGGTTAATGCCGTTTTTTTGTAATAACGCTTTTGGCCTTCAACCATATATGAGTAAACCTCATACATGCAATTGCGTATTTGTTGCGCAAGTGCATACTTTTCAAATTTTGGAAAGTGGTTAAGGTAGATATTCATTAGCTTTGCAGTTTCGATAAACTTTTGGTTTAGTTCNGCTTCAGAGTGTTGTCCCATGGTTAATTAAAGGGGGTGGCTACCGCCACCCCAACATCCTTACAAATACAAGGCGGAGCGGAACCCAATGGTGCTGACCGAGTACGTGCGGTTGTTGACCAAACTCAAGGCCCACACGCCCGTGGTCGAGCTATCACCCCAGGTGCCGCCCACAAACGGGGCCATTTCATTCGGCTTGTAATCGTATTGCGCATCATTACCGAACATATTGGTACCGCCGATACCGCCGATTAAAGGTATTCCTGCGCCAGCCATAGCCCATGGAGTACCGCTAGTTGCCTCCGATAAAACTTGCGAGGCGTTCCCCATGGAGTAACTCCGATTGGCTCCCGTAGCCCACAAAGGACCATAGGTGGTACCAATGTTGGTATACATTGCGGCATAGCCTGTAGCCCCCCATAAATCGGTAGCCAACGTATTACTACCGGTGACAGATTTCATAGCTACAGAAGTATTGAGCAAATAATAGTTCGTACCATCACTGGTTATGCCGGGGCAAAAATCATAAGTAAGCCCGTTTAAATCTGCCACGCCACAGTTTTGACCATTGTGTGTTGTGCGATTGAATAAATTGGCTGAGCCTGTTTTTCCGCAACCTGTATAAGTGCCGTTGCCGTCATAAACATACTGAATAGAAGCGTCTTGAGAATCGCCCAAAGCATTATTGTTATTTCCTTTAGGGAAATTCGTTACGCCCGCCGCATCATACCAACCGTTATAGGTAGTTGATGTAGAAGATTGACCATGCGCCAAAGCCAATAAAGCCATTGCCGAGCGTTGAAAAATACTGGTTGGAAAGAAATTAACGCCGCGAGTTTTAGATGCGGCAACAGATCCGCCTAATGTATTGGCTGGTGCGCCTGTCAACGCTGAGTACA